TCATAATTCTGTGAATTAACATAGCGTCTTCCATTAAAGTTAATTGTTTCCAAATCTTTCTCGTAGACTCAACCATAGATTTTCCGTAAGGTAAGAAATTACTATCGTTTGCTAATCTAAAGTGTGCGATTTGGAAGTTTTCAAATTCTATTTTTCCTTTACCACTATTTTTTTGACCAAAGTAAGGATGTGCTCCTTCAATTGATTCTAAATAAAATTTAGTGTAGTAAGGATTTTCTGGGTCTTCTCCCTCTGCTCTAATGACTTCGTAAGGTGAAAGTGGAACTACATTTGTAATTCCGTATTTTTCATTAATGTCTAAATGTAAAAAGAAATCACCATACTTAACCATATTACGAACCCAAGGCCATAAATTGAACTCAACATTCATAATGTCATAAAATAAATTGTGCAAAATTTCTTTAATATTTTCATTGTCAGATTTTATAGTAATTACTTCACCATACTGACCTTTCATTGTAGACTCATCTGAATATATATCCAATGCACTTGAAATGATTGGGTCTGAATCCATTGATTCATAATCTTTAAACAATGCTAATCTCGCTGCCATTACTTGATGTACGGTTGAATAACCTGTTCCGACTAAATCTAAATTGTTGTGTAGTTTTGTATATCTATCAACTAAATGTGATTTAACCTGTTTCTGAACTTGGTCTGTATCGGCTATCTTTAATTTTTTACCACCGACATTACGAACAATTACATTTGTACTGAATAATCGTTGTAATCTCCCAAATAATGTTGTATCTGCCATAATATCCTCACTTTATAAAAGCCAATCTAATGACTCTTTTTCTTTACCTGTTTCCCACTCCCAACTATCGTTTTTATTAACGTCGTCGTTTGTGTATAAACCCTCATTATCCATCATTTTGGATAGGGTTTTCTTTGTTAGTTCTACACCTTGTGTTCGTAGTCTTAATGCAGTATCACGAACCCAAAGTCCAATTGCAAACGACATAACTAAATCATCATTGTATCCGTTCATCGCTTGTGCTCTATTATTTATATAGACAAAAGTAAGCAATTCGTCAACCAATCGGTTACTACGAATCACTACACTTTCTTCTCTAAAAAATTCTTCTAACTTACTAATAATTAGTGGTCTGGTCTTAGAAGTCGTTGAAAAACCAGCAACCATTTTCTTTTCTTCACGATAATGTTTGTTCGTGATTTGATGTTGTACATCAACATATTGTAAGTCTTTACTTGTATAAAATAGATTAGGATAATCCCTATCGATTATTTGTTGGATTGTTGCCCAACCTATATTATTGTTCTCTACGATTAGTAAAGCATCATTATATTCTGTGGAAATACTAACTAACATATTTCCAAAATCTTTTGTATTTATTCTACCTTTGTATTCTGCTACCTGAGTTAAACTTTCTAACTCTATGACGTGGAAAGCAGAATAGTCTGCACTATCTCCACGACCAACATCAGCACATACAATATAATCTTTTGAGTAGTTTGGTTGTTCCCAAACCCACATATTACTATCGATACCTCGTTTTTCTACTGGTTCGATACACAAATTCTTTCTCATCTTTTCCAAAATAACTGGGTCAATTACACCAGTACCGGAAGTTAAGAAGTCACAATCACATTCTTGTGCTGCTGAACTCGGACCCAATAAAGTATCTTGTTCATCTCTCCAACTCTGTTCTCTATCTGGGTGTACGGTCCAATGTAATTTTATTGGATTAAACATACCTCTAGCTTCTTCAGCTTCTATCCAAGTTTTGTGAAACCAATTACCCACACCATTAGGTGTTGATAGTGCAATACAACTACCACCAGTCGTTAATGTGGATTGTGCTGCTGTCCATATTTCATCAATCTTATCAATGAATGCTGCCTCGTCTAATATCAATAATGATAGTGCCTCAGAACGAGCTGCTTCTGGACCAGAAGATACCGCTTTAATCTGTGAACCATTCATATATCGTAGGTTCAACTTATTATCTTCAACACATCTTTGTTTCAACCAACTCGGTAAGTTTGCGTGCATAACACGAACTTTCGTTACCAAGTTTTTTGCTACTTCTTGTTTGGTTGCAATTACCAAAACATTTTTGTCTTGATGAAAAGTCATCATCCATAAAGCATACCCTGCAGTTAATGTACTGATACCCAACTGACGAGCTTTTAAAATAATGTTAAATCGATTATCTTTAAACTCGTGAACTGATTTTTCTTGGAAATCATACAATTCAAAAGGAATTTTACCCCGTATCGGGTGTTGTATCATACAATACTTTTTCATAAAATATGCTGGGTTAGTAGCACATTTTATATATTCTTGTTTGATTACTTCTTTTATTGGTTCTGCCATTAGTTTACTATTTGACCTGCTAATTTAACTGATGTAGCAGTCAACACTACTCCATATGTAAAGTATAACCATTTGTTTTCATACCATTTAGGTTGAACGAGTTTTACTTTTTGTTCAAGTAGTTTGTTGGTGTCTTTTAGTAGATTGAGTTGCATAGTTTTGTTAGCAATCAACATTGAGTCTATTACTGAATTTTCTTCAACAAGCTTTAATTGTGATTCTAAATCTCCTACCAATGAAACATTTAAACTATCTTTTAATTCTAATTCCATAATACGATTAGTAAATCCTAATACTTCTTCTTCTGTAAAAGTATAGGTTTTTACTTTATCTTGTGAATATAAAGACTCGTCCAAAGGTACTGATGAATCACCATCAATGTCTTGTGAGAATAAACTCCCTATTAGTAATATGTATATAATATATCTCATATATATAAATATATACTACTTTGAAAACTTCTTAAGAAATTTTACTGCGTCATCAGCATTATCTGTTTTAACTGCTTCACCAGCTTTTTCAATCTGTTTTTTAGTAGTAGTAACTTTTCTTTTTAATTTAGCTACTTCTTTTTTGTTGACTTTCTTTTTTGATTCAAGTTTTACGACCTCTTTTTCAAGTTCTTTAACTTCTTGGTCTTTTACTTTAATCGCTTTATCTAATTCTTTGACTTCTTTCTTTTTATTTCCACCAAAGAATAAATTCATTATCATCTGTATGATATTACCCATTATTCTGCTCCTGTTAGTTGTTGTTCTGCTTCTTCGACTAATTGTCGTTTTTCTCTTATGAAATCTCTTGCCTCTTGAATGGTTTTTTCAAACTCTTTTTCACCCATTTCCCATTTATCTTCTTCAAGTTCTGGTGTATTTACACCAACTTGATTATACCACACTTTTTTTCCACCTGTTTTTTCAAAGTCATCTATACTTTGTTCTAAGTCTTTTAGTTGTGATTTTTGATTTTCTAACATTTTCGTTTGTGCGTAATTTTCAAACTTACCTTCTATTCTTAGTTTGTTTTCAAATTCTATTTGACAATCAAAACAATGACCCATTAATCTCCAAAACTTATTATCAAGTTTTTTCTTCATTGCTTTATCACACTTTGGACAAAACCAAGGCATCCTAACCGATTGCATTACTTTACTTAATTCTGATTCTCTTGTTTTTCCACCAAGGTTTTCTTGTTTACCTTCGTACCCTACTTGTACATAATCTTTTTCAGTTTTACCTGTGGTCATTAAATCTTTTAATGCCTTATTCTGTCTTTCTGCTTCTTTTGAATAACCTGCCATTTTTTTCTCCTAAAATCTTAAACTACCGAGTATTTGGTTAATCGGAGCGAAAGCACCGGTGAATTTATAAATATTACCTTTGTATTTAAATACCAACCCTTCACTCGGAACTATTGCACTCGAACCACCGATAGCTTCTAATTTTTCTATTTGTAATTTTAATTTATATAATTTTTCTACATTGTCTGGTTTTTGTAAATCTCTTAATGCGGTGTCCACATCTTTTTTAATTTTTTGAACTGCTGCGTCTGGTGATACTGCTAAAAATCCTGACATATTTTTTAATATTTCTGCACCGACTTGAAAAAACAATATCTCAAATGGTTTAATGTTTTGTTTGAACATTTTGTTATGGTCAAGTTTATCAGTCTTTAATATCCAATCAATAAATTCTGGATTGTCCTTAAAGTCTTTTTTAATTTGCCCTACACTATATGACTTATCAAAGAATGCCCAACGATTAGTTAAATTAACTAATTGATTATTTTTCATACTAACTTTAAATTGTTTTGCTGCATTAAAAATATACTCTTGCCAAAATGACTGATGATACATACCTAAGTTATCAGTATCTTTTAATCCATATTGTCCTTGTAATTTATTCAATCTACCTAAGAAAGAACTTTTCTTTGCTCCATAGTTTTGAACTTTACTCATCTTCAAGAAATTAGGTCTACTAATTTTAAATGTTTTTTGTATATTTTGATTTATTTGTTGTATCATACCTTGTAACATACGAGCAGATTCTTTTGAGTATCCTTTTGCTCTACCTGTTCTATCATATTCGGTAGTTCCGTGAAATACTATTTCTGCTACATCGTAGTCTATTATATTACTTGTTTGTGGATATATAACCTCTAAATTCATCCATTTGGTTCCATTACCAAATACCTTTTTCTTTTGAGCGTCTGATAACGAACCTATTGATTTTTCTAAATCTCTCATCGCTCCAACAAATGCTTTTTTAATATTTCCTCTACCGGCAAACATACTTGCTATACCTGCGGTTGTTGGTGCAGTTTTACCACCATTTTTCAGATGACCTTTGTTTCGGGCTGCTTTTAACTTTCCGTCTACCCAACTTACCATTAGGTTTTGTCCGTCAAGTTTTTCAGAAACTCTATCTTCACGATTAAGGTTTCCACTTAACCCTATAATAATTATGTTCTTTAAATCTGAAAACGTCAAATTATTATCATCAAATGGATGATTCATATGTCCGTATGCTCCACCTTCAGTTAAAAACACTTTTTTTACATCTTGAACAAAACTTTCACTTAATTTTTTCTTTGTAGTTGATATACCTTTATCAATATCATCTCTACTTACTAATGGTGTTTCTTTTTCAGGTGCAATATCTTTTATTTTTCTAACAATACCTGCGGTTTCTTTTGATTCTTCACCAAAGAATTTAATGATTTCCCAACCATACTTTGTAAGGTTTTCTAAATTTTTAGTTAGTTCCTTTTTGTATTTTGGAAATGGATTATTAACTGAATCAGTATTTTTTCTATTTTGATTAATAGTTCTTCCATATGTTACGGTCTTGGTACGGTCTTGTTCATAGTCATCTGTTTCAATTGTAAATGCCATATCTTCTGTATCATTGATTGGAAAACCTATAAGTTCCCAACCTAATATTTTTGCGTGTTCTGGTGATACTCTAAAGTAATCATCTAATGAACCAAAGAAATCATACATACCTTCGTCTGACATATCACTTGCGTTTATACTTGTTCCAAAACCACTTACTTCTTTCATCAACTTTTTTACTTGTGGTTGTTGAAAAAATTCAAACAACTTTCTAAATCTGGAAGTCATCATTTCATAAGTTGACTTATCAAAGTATCCAAATGTTTTTTTGAATATTTGTTCTCGTTTTTTGTCATCTATTTTAGGACTACCTAATAGATTTCTAATTTCAGTTCCACTTGATATACCACTTACTTTAACAAATGGTGCTTCATAAATGTACCCGTGTTCTTCAAATCCTTTTAAATTTTTAATATTCTTTTTAAAGTCTTGATAATAAGTTTTACCACCCGATTTTTTGGTTCCACCTTTTAGTCTACCGGCATCTTTTGCTCCAAACACATAAACGACTGCTGTGGTGTCTTTATCGAATTTCTTCAATAAATTATTTGCAACATAAGGAACTTTTTCATTTACAATTTTATTTTTAGGAACACCCATTTTTACCATATGTTTTACTTTTTCGTTAAAACTTAGTGGATGTCTTGGTGGTTGTTGTATTGCTGATGTTGTAATATATGCATCTCCAAATTTACTTTTTAATGTATCATAAACTTTTTTATGATGTGGGCCAAATGGTTGAAATCTACCTGGATAAATTGCGATTACTTTTTTAATTTTTGATTTTTCTTCATTTACTTTTTTACTCGTATCGGTTTTCATAAATGGGCCCATACGAAGTGTTTTAAATTTTACTGGAACTTCTTGTCCGAATAATTTTTTTGGATTCAATATTCTTAAAGTAACCATTTCAGTTTTGTTATCTATTTTTCTTGTTTCAAAATCTATTTCTTTATATTTTTTACCTTTGTATGGTAGATTAAATCCTGTAATGTGTTTGTGAACTTTTCTACCTGATACTGCTTTTTTGTATCTTTCATCAATTTTTTTATATCCACTACCATAAGGAACTGATGTGTTTCCTTTCTTTTTCATTTTCTTAACCATTTTACGACTTGGTGAAGGAACATCTCCTGCTCCTAACCCGAAGAAACTTTCTGTTTTGTAATGTGGATATTCATCATCAACACCTTTTCTATCTGAATCTGGTTCTGCTGATTTTTTGTTTGTGGTTTTATTCGGTAATAACTTTTTGTCGTTTTTGACTAATCTGAATTTGAGTGCAGGTCTTCCGTTGATTAATAAATCACCTTTCTCGTTGTA